ATACCAGTCCACTGAATACTCGGAGGAGGACCCCGTGTCCACATTCTCATACAGCCTACACTCCCCGAGGTGGATGCGGATGCCCTCGGCCCCGTTGCCTGTGCCTGTAGGTCCGGCCCCGGTCCCGGGTGATCCCACGCCATAGCCGATGCTCTCACCGTACAGGGAGCGGGTCCAGTTGTCCCCCTGTATCCAATACCGCCAGTCATGGTCCCTGTTCTGTCCGGCTTGGCCGGGAGTATCCTCACTGAAATCGAGATCCGTGTGTTTGTACCATAAGTGCGGTGGGGTGGCGTTATGCCAGTTGATATCGGCCCACCAGTCCTCGTCAAATATGTCCACCAGAGTATCGTTGACCCGGAGAGCCCCGGCCCCCACAAAAGCCTTGTAGCCCCGGATGGTCAGGTGCCCCTCGACATCTCCACCCCCGCTCGGGACCCCTGTTGCGGCCCCGCTCACCTCCCCAATGAAATAGGCCCCTGACACACTGCCCCCACCGCTCCATGGTGAGGAGGTGCCATATGGATCAAGCGGTCTGGGGTCCTCCCCGGTGTCAAACCAGTACTCCCCGAGGGCCACCGGGGCCTGCCAGAACACCTCGTGAGGATCTGTTCCCGCTCCGGTGCCAATGTTGACTCCGTGATAGGCTCCCACCACGTTGCTCTGGTTGTGGAAGTCATACACCTCAAGCCGCTGATTCCCGGGCCAGCTTCCCCACACATCGATGGACTTGTACACGGGCTCCCCTGCGCTGGTTGCGCCTTCCGGGTATTTGGCATCAATGTTGGCCCAGAAAAGCTCACCGTGCAGATAGCTGTTTGTGTCGCTCAACTCCTCGGCTTTGAAGTATGGGACTGCCCACCGCCAATCCCCCACCTGCTCGACATTCCTGAGCTGGAGGACCCCCTTGTGATGGCTGTCATCCGGGTTGTAGTCAATCGTGCTCCGGGACCCGTCAGCATCAATCCACAAATCCCGGCTGTCCGTGTCCGTGATAATGGATAGGTCATCCAGACACCCCTCATGCAGGACCTCCACTGAACTGAGCTCATCATCCTCGATTGTGAATTTGGAAAGGACCCTGAACACATTCCAGCGGTCATCCCCTACCGGATCAAATGGCGGGTAGCTGGACGTGGCAAACGGTGTCGCATTGGGGTCCGGATACCAGTTGGTGAAATCCTGCGTGAAGGTGTAATCCAGTTCAACCCCGGGCCACAACTCCCAGTGCTTCCGGCCCGTGTCCTCCTTGAGATACACGCAGGCATACCATTCCCCGGAGGAGCCTGTGGGCAGTATGTCTATCACGTTGAAACTTTTGAATTTGTTGGGGTCATCCGTATGGCCTGTGGTGTCATCCTGCGGAGCCTTGGCGATCACGGTTGTGGGGCCGTATCTGCGCCACTTGCCGCACCTGATAGCCAGTGTCTCCTCATCCTTCTTGAAGGACTGGAAACACCGGATGGGACCCTTGCCACCCCTGTAATCCCGGTTGCGCCTGCGCTGAGGGGTGACCATGGGCATCCCTTCAACCCTCCGGACCACTTCCCCGATCCTGCGGGCTGAATCTCTGTCGAACATTACGCCATCAGTCATATCAGTATGCGGATGGGAGCCCTATTGGGGCCCAATCCTCCTCCCATAGTCCATGATAAGGCAAATACACCGTTGGATCTCCCTGTCCAATTCTCTGTCCCTGCAAATTGAGCGGCACGGGGTCCCGGACAGCATCCCCATCCTCATCCCGGATCTTTTTGTATTTGACGAGGTTGCCCGGGCTAGATGGGGTGCCAGAGGTGTTCTGTCCAGCCTCAAACACGCCCATGTTCGCAATCTTTTTGATCCATGTCTCTGGGTCATACACGATCTCCCACCTGACAGACCAGTAGGGCTCATTTTCATTGGTCCAGAGTTTGTCGGCCTTGATATCCCTCATCCATCCTGTCCATTGTTCAAAAGATATGCCGGCAATTGTCGGAGTGTCGTTGCATATGGTGTTCTGATAGGTCCGGATGTCCTCCGGATCAAAGTCAGCCTGTTTGATATTGCGCTGGATCAGGATCATGAGCAATGCATCCTCGATCATAGCCGGGGGATCAAAGGGCTGGTTGAGGCTTTTGTTGACCACCCGCACATCGGGAGCGTCCCGAGTGGCCCCAGCCGCTGAGATGGACTGGTTGTATGCATAGGCCTTCTCAAATACCCTCTGGCGGGACATGAAAGTGAAGTTGATCACGGGGTCCAGATCCCACGGCTTGTCTCCACCGCCCGGGGGGATCGGAGGCACAAGGACATACGTCACAACCACCCGCCACATCTGGCCATCATCCGCTTCCGGCCTCGGCACCACAGTGTCCACCCACAGGTCCGGGCTAGCCGGATGGAGGTCAAACACCTCCGGGAGCCCGAGGGCCGGAGCGTCATTTATTACCACGAGTGCGTCATCAGTCTGTGTATCTGTCAGGACCCGGAACATGCGGCGCACCTCGGTGGCTTCCTGATCCTTCTTGCCACCCCTCTGATCAAACAACTCATCCACTTGTGTCACCGCCATAGTATCCTCCAATCAGGCTATCACAACCACATCCGGAGTGGCACCTGTTGCGGCACCAAATCCTTCCCGGAGTATGTCTGTGTTCTCAGCCATCTCTTTGTTCAATTCCTTCAGTTGCTTTTTCATGTCCTCTTGGATCTTGAGGGCCTTGTCTCTCCGGCCTGCCCGGATGCGCAACCTGTAATCCTCAATGGACCCCTTTTCAGCCGCCTGAGCAAACACCTTTGTCTGGTCAATATCCCTCTTGGCCCGGGCCTTGATCTCCTCACCCCTTTCCTTGCCCAGTGCCCGGAGATCGGCTTCAACCTTGAGGGCCTCCTTTTGGGCGTCAAAGAATTCACCCGAGCCCTTTTGGGCCTTGTCAATCTGAGCCTGTAGCATAGACCGCTTCTGATACAGCTGGTTGATCTTTTGCTGTACCCCCAGCTGGTCAAACATGGCCTTCTCCAAGGCCTTCTGAAACTCCTCTTGCTTTTTCTTGTCCTCCTCACTCGGAGCAAAAGGAGTGGCTGTGGGCGTGGCTGTGGGCTTCAAGGCCTCGGCCTCCTTTTTCAGGATGTCCAGCTTGGCCTGTATCTCCTTGATGATGGTGTCGCTCAGGCCCCGCTTGGAAATGGATTGGAGGGCCTCAATCTTGGATTGCAGATCAAACTCTGATTTCAGGACCTTCTGGAAATCCTCCCGGGCCTGAGCATCCCGGGCCCACCGAGCCCTGTTTTGCGCCCGGAGATTTTCAAGGGAGCCATATTCAGCCTTGACCCGGGCCAGCTGATCAGCCCAAGCCTCTGCGCTTTCCCGCTCCTGCTCCATAGCCTTCCCTGCGTCCAATCCCAGCTTCACTACCCATCCCACAACAGCCGCCAATGCCGCCGCAGGAGCCACGAGGGGATTGGCCGCCAGAAATGCCGCCGCTGTCGCCACCCCTTTGAGCACAGTGATCAAGGTCCCGAAAGTGCCAATCAGCTTCCCGAGGATCATGAGCCCCGGGCCGATAGCCGCCACCCAAAGGAGAGTGTTGGCAATCACCCGCTTTGTCTCAGGAGACAGGGCCTGAAACTTTGCTGTCCACTCCTCGATCTTGGCCGCTATCTTGGTGATGGTTGGAATGAGGGCCTCCCCAAGAGCGGCAAACGCATTCACCACTTTGTTCTTGAGGATGGTCATCTGGTTGGAGAAGGTTTGAAGCTGTTTCTGGGACACCTCATCCATGGTGCCTCCCGCATCCTTCAGATCCTCCCTGTATTGCCGGATCTTTTCACTGGACCCGATCAACGGGAGAATGGCTTGCTGGGTCCGGGCTTGGAAGCCCAAAGTGGTCAGTGCCGCCGCACGCTGTTCCGTGGACAGGGAGCCCAGAGCCCTTTCCAGATCCCCGGCTATGTCCGCAAAGGATCTGAACTCACCCTGAGCGTCAAAGATCTGAATGTTCATCTTCCTGAACTCGGAGGTGTTCCCCATGTAGGCCTTGGTCAGGAGCCGGATGGCCCTGCCAAACATTGATCCGGCCTTCTGCCCCTTGATGCCCTGATCTGCGAAAGCCGCAAGGACCGCCACGCCATCCTCTGTATCAATCTTCCACTGGCGCATAGCGGGTCCGGCCTCGTTGGTCAGGGCCTCTGAGAACTGCTGGACCGTGGCATTGGCCAGAGTGTTGGCCTTGACGAGGATGTCACCGAGCCCCGTCATGTCCTTCATGAAATCCCCTGTTTTCTGGATCTGGGGACCGAGGGCCGAGAAAGCATCAGTCAGGAGGTCTGTGGCCACAGCCATATCGAAAGCCCCGGACTGGGCAAACTTGGTAACAATCGGAAGGGCCTGCATTGACTCCTGCGCATCCAAACCAGCCGAGGCCAAGAAGAAATAGGCCTCAGCCAATTCCTTGGCCGCAAAGGTGCTCTCCCCGGACATCTGCTTGGCCAGAGCGGCCATCTGTTTCTGCGTGCCCTCGGAGACATCCCCCATGATGGCGAGAGATTCAGTCATGGCCTTGTCAAAGTTGGCAAAGGCTTTCACCCCGCCACCCAGAGCAATCGTGATGGGCAGGGTGAAGCTTGTCGCCATCTTTCTCCCAAAGCCTGAGACCTTCTGGCCGAGGGCCTGAGCCTGTGTCGCCACCCGGGTCATGGTTGCCTGAGCGGTGGTCCACTTCCGGGTGAAGTCAGTTGTGTCCCCGGTCATCTTGAATTTCAATGTTCTCTCAGGCATTCTGTTTCCTCCACGCTTGATGCATAGCACGCCATTGTTCAAATTTCAGTCTGATCTCTCTCTGTGTTCTGGCCTGTACCTTCTTTGGCTTGAACCTCAGCAAGAAATCACCAATTTCAAATGTGCGGCCTTTCCTCCCTTTCAACATGTTCGCAATTACCATACAGATGAGGGCTGACTGCAGGTCCGATCTCTCCGGCTCCCCGGGGCTGATACGGTTGAAGGCTTCCCACTCCGTGAACTCCCGGCTGGACATGCGCTCCTGCAACTCTGCTACTGTGCACCCCCCGATCTGTCTTGCGAGCCTGAACCAGTGCTCTCGTTCAGGCCGCTTTCTGAGTTTTTTTCCGCTTGCTCCACGGCCTCCTCGCCAATGCCATTCATCTTGGAAGCAACCTCAAACAAGCGGGTGATGACTTCCGAGGACTTGTTGTTCAGTGCGTCCAGATCCTTCTGGGTGAACAGGGGCTCCCCGGCCTCGTCAACAATCACAAGGGAGAGGAGGAGGGCCTTGAGGCCTCGCACGTCCACCTTGTTGCCCTGCGTCTTGCTGGTGACGTTGGATTCAAACTCATCCCGGCCTTTCCCGCTCAGGGTCCTCATCAGGACCTTGCCGCCCCACTCGGGCACTTCCACTTCCTGTACTTGATAATCTGTGACGCCCAATATGGCATCCTTGGTTAGGATCTTTTCAGTTGTCATGGTTAGACCTCCTGTGTTGGTTGTTATGTTATTGTGATGTCGCCATCTACCTTGAACGTGATCGTGGCCGTCATCCGGTCCTCAAGAGGATCGGCAGGCTCATACCCTGTCACGATTGCGTCAAACGTCCAAGTGGTCCCACCGCTATCCGGGAATGTGATGACCATAGACTGAGCGGCATCTCCACTGCCGATCACCCATGTTGCTCCCGGGTTGAATGCGACCTCCATTGAGACCTCTCCCCCGTCATACAGCTTTGTCCCGAGGAATGTGTGCGCATCCACGGTCCCCATAGTGGATGACTGCACTGTCTCCCTGCTGACTCCCGGTGGCGTCAAATCCAATATCTCACCAATTGGACTTCCGCCAAATGATACTGTTGTACCTGTGCCGATATACATCAGTCACTCTCCTTTCCTTCTGCTGGCTCATCCTTTTTGGGGCCAGCTTTCTTTTCCTTGGCAGGGAAGATGAACTCACCCCCCTCACCAATTTCCACTTTCGTGTAATCCCCCTTCTCAAGGATCTCCCATTTGGAGTGCTTGTCCGGGGCCTTCTGTTTTTCCTCCTCTGTGAGAGGCTTTTTCACCTCCAGTTTCAACACCTTGTTATCCCGGAAGTTGAGCCGGACCTGTTCCCCTGTTTCAGGGTGGCGATGGTACAGACAGTTCAGTCCCACTGCATTCCACCCTTTGACCAGTCCGGCCTGCCACAGTTTGAGCTTGACCTCCTCAACTGTTTCCTTTGTTTTGCTCCTCGGCATGTTTCCTCCTCTCTGTTTGTCTATGCGTTTCAAAATCTTGTCGCATACAAAGACACATGAACACCCCCAGTCGTGTCACCTCGTGGCATCCTCGTGTCTCCTTCATGGCCTCTCCTGTCTGTACCCGATGCCGTTTATTGTAAAAGTGTGACGGCCCTGTGAATCCTTGCCGATTGGCAGGGGCTCCGGGTCCATGTTGATATTGTCATAGTGCGTCTTGTCAATTTTGAACTTGCCCCTGCGGTCCAGAGCCTTGCGGCACTCCTCGATATGAGCATGGGCTGTCAGATAGCGTTTGGCCCGGACCCGGAGTTGGAAGCCCGAGTGCATGAAGTGGTCTGCCCCTCCATCCATGACCTTGTCTGCGGCTTCCCCGGGGGTGTCATAGATCGTGATTGTCATATTGGGTTTGTCGGGCTCCTCACTGATGAAGATTGCCCACTGGGCCGAGGCCGTGCCGGCAAACTCCCCGAGCCCGTCAGCCACCAGCAGATCTTTTATGTCAACTGATACAGGGTTCATAGCTTGGTCTCCATCTTCACAGCGGCAATAATCTCGGCCTGAGCCTCCTTGGCCGCATCCTCCAGATATTTGGCCTGCCCCACCTTGTGCTTGGCCTCAAGATCCTCGTGGACATATATGGCATAGGCCGCAGTGTACACCACCTCCACCTCCGGCTTGAGAACACTCTTGCTCAATCCAGCCTTCTCTTGGCTCACGATCTTTTTGTGATTGGCTTCCATCTTGGCCGCATCATCCCCTTTGAAGTTGGGAGTGCTGGTGCCTCCTTTTGTGCCCCACAGCGTTGTAGCCGAGGCCTTGAGATTGGCGGTGTCCACCGGGACCAGCTGTTGACTCTTGCGCTGGAGAATCAGACCCCCGGCAATCATGCCTTTCAGGGTCCGGAAAGGGACCTTGGCAATGTCCTTGTTCAGACTGTGGAGAGCATCATCCAGCCCTATCACTCTGATTGCGCCTTTTCCCGGTATTACAGCCATGCCGTCCTCAAGTATTCATCTGCGTTGGGGTCCAATCCATCTGTTCTCACCCGGAGCACCGGGAGCCTGTCAAACTTCCTGATCTCATGAGCATTGTCGAGGTCCTGCGGGTCCACGCCCGGGCTCGGGAGATCCGTGAGCACACCGAGCATCAGGAAGCCTCCCTCATCCACGTCCCGATCCGTGTACACGATTGACTTGGTCATGATCTCCTCCCCGTTGGCAGTCCTGATCTGCTCGTTGCTGTCCTCCCAACGGCAGTCAATCTCCACGGGCAGGTCCACATCCTTGTCGCCAAATCCGTCAGCTGTCGGGTTGGGCCAATACACGGCTTTCTGTCGCCGCATCTTCCTGATGATTGACATTCCCATAATTCACCTCACCAATACAAATACCCGTTGTACAGACCATTCTGTATGTCCTCTGAGCTCACAGGCCCGAGGGCCGACACCGAGGCAGTCACGGCCTGCCCATCCTCTGCCTGCTTCTGCAGAGCCGCCAAGAAGCCCGTCACATCTAGGACAAGGGCTGTCTGGCCATACATAGTCACATTGAAATTCAGGTCCACCTTGTACTGGAAGCCTTGACTCACGCTCCCGGCCTTCTCATTACTGACCCGGGTGTCCCGGATAGCCGTGAAGTGCGCCGCCAGCCACCGCTCGATCTCCTTGAGCTCAGTGGCATCCAATAGGCTCTCAGTGTCCTCGGCCTCAACTCGATCCGTGAGCTTGTTAGCCGGGATGATGAACACGTCCACTATCGTATCATCCAACTGTGTCTCAAGGATCTCCTTGACCTCACTTGCTGTTACTCTGGCCATGTTTGCCCCTCCACAATTCTGGGCTGACAAAATCCTTGACAGCCTCGTCATTCCATTTCAGCCCGAGCCCCTCAATCACTCCCCGGATCTCCGAGAAGTCACCCTCAACAAACTTGGTGGGCCAAACCTCAACCATATTCACGCTCGGGTCCTCTCTCATCTCGTCAAAACGCTTCTTGTGGTGGTCAATCCACCCCTGCCATCCCTCGGGCTTGCGATATGCCCGCATGAATCCGGTCCTCATACAACTGTAGATGACGTCATCATCCTTGCGCCTGACCACGATCCACTTTGCTTCCGGGAAAGCCTTGTGCCATGTAGGCCACACCAGACAGAGTTTGGCCCCTTTGTAGTACCACGGGCCGCTCCGATAGCCCTGAAACTTCATGATCTGTTCAACCTTGCTCCGGAGATTGCCGAGTGGGAGCAGGTGGTTCAACTCCGGGAGGGGCTTTTGCCCAAGGGGATCTGCACCACAAAGCATCATGTAGGGCTTCACCAGATTGTCCCGGATCTCCCTGTTTTCAAAAAAGCCCTTCTTGTTGGCTCGGCCTCCACCCATGACCAGCCTTCCCCCGAAAGCCCCGCAATGGTCTATGATCCCAGCTGTCATACTGGTCCCGGATCTCGCACAGCCTGTTATCAAAATTGGGGCCTCCATCATAGCACCTCCTCCAATTTCACCTTTGGCCACAGGTCCATAGCCGAGTCAGGGTTGCAGTTCAGGACCTCGACATCAGGCCGCTTTTCCTCCAGCTCATTCCTGAGATAGCGGCCCTGACTCATGAACCGGGGATATGCCCCCGGGTTGGGTGAGCTGATCTCGTTCACATGCCAATTAGCTTCCCCTGACTCCTCATCGATCTTCATGTCAAAGCCGAGGAGACACACCCGGGTTGCCCCCAGCTGTACCGCCAAACAGATCCCCGACATGCCTGTGTTGTTAAACCATCCCAACTCCCCGGGCTTCTCTCCCAGCCTCCGGATCTTGCGGCGCATCCACTTGACCCTTTGATTCTGTCCCGGTTGATTGGTAATCCCGACATGAGTGGCAGTTGAATAGCGCATATCCCTGCGGTGTCTGGAGTGCCAGCACATATCCCCAAAAATGTTATAGTCAACCCAAGGGCCGAGCCTGTAGGCATCGTTGACCCCCACAACCTTCTTGTTGGAGATGAGGTCCCAGTCAAACTCACGCAAGCTGGGACCTCCTCCAATCACAAACACAGTTTGTCCGGGCCATACTCTGGGAGGTGTCCAGAATACTGATGGATCAACATCTCGGCCCTGCCAAACACGTGACATCATTCATTCCCCTCATCGGGCTGGTATCCGGCCTCAGCCATTGCCTGTGCTCCGGCCTTCTTCAGGAAGCCATCATTGACAACCTCCTCTGTCTCCACCCCGTCAATCACTTTTACCACGTCCCATCGGCCTTGACCTCTGTGAACGGGCTTGAGCGTGATTTCAGGCTCTCCTGTGCCTTCTGAGCCTTCCCCATCCTCTCCCCCAGACCCCTCGGTGCCCGTGGCATCCGTGGCACCCTCGGCACTCTCGTTGCCATCTCCGTCATTGCCCTCATCCGGTCCCGGGCCGGGGTCCTCATCCTCGGGAGGAGGTGTGGCCTTTGTGCGGCCAACCTTCTCAAACTTCTGAGGACCAAACTTGTCCACGAGATCCGTGTCTGAAGACACGATGTCGCCAGCCTTAAAGCGGGTGACCTTCTTTCCATCCCTGACGGAATGACTGCCGGCAAGTAATTTGAACTTTGCCATGACTCTCTCCTTGGTTAGGTTGTGAGATCGGCCCTGCGTGGTTAGCAGGAGGCCTCACTCAACAGTTGGTTACGAGGTCGTGTAATGCGTGATCCCGCAGTTGCCATCCTGATCCGTGCGCAGGTTGGGCACACTGATCGTCATGACCTTGTACAGGAACACCATTCCACCCTGCTCCTCCCATTCCACGTTGGTCAGGGGCAGGCCTTCCACCATCCGGACCACATCCATGCTCATCTGAACGAGCAGAACATTGTCAGCGGCCAGCTTGTCGGCCACCTTGACGTCCTGAATGTTCGTGATCTGCATGATGCGCTCCTTGATCGTGTTGGAGCCCTTGGCATCCGAGTAATCCTCATCCAGCTTGGTTTCATACGCCGCTGGTATGTAGAGGATGTACGGGCCGTACATCTTGGCGTCCAGACTGTCCTGCTTCATAGCAAGGACATCATCCACGATGTCAGCGCCAGTCGTGCCGGAGTCAGTCCACGCCGCACCGAGGGTCCCGGTGTTGCGGCTCGGGAAGTTGGTATATCCATACAGGTTATACCCGCCAAACGCAAAGGTGCCATACCCGTTGAACAGTATGTCCTCCTGCGTGTCGGCTACCTTCCGAGAGGCCAGCCTTGCCTGGGTGGTGTCCAGAGCCTCCCCGGTGTTCCGGGAAGCCGCCAGCTTGCGGATGCTGATCTGATAGTCCTTGTGGATGATCGGCAGAGGCAGGCCAACTATCTCGTAGTTGACTGCATCATTCTGGCCACGGGTGACCCCATCCATGTTGACTTCAGCATCCCGCATGTCGCTGATGTTCTCTGATTCCAGCACGGTTTTGCCAAGACCGTTGGTCAGACCGTAGCGCAGGCCCCTTCCGAGGAGGTCTGCGACACCCACGAGCCTGTCCTGTGCGGCCTCAATGATTGCCGTGTCATACTCCAACCACTCCTCTCTCCGGAGAGTTGCGTTGGTCCGGAGGGCCGCCACGTCCATGTTAGCCGCCAAAAGCCGCTGAGACATGGAGCCCCCATTCTTGATCAGCATCTCAAGGAATTGCTTGTCCATTGTTTTTCTCCTTTCCTGTGTTGCTGATTAGAGCCAGCGCACAACAATGCGCCTGTCTGCTACAGGGACACTGCCGGCACTTGCGTCAACCGCTTCCCGGGCCACGCAGACATCGACTGCCGTTGTGGTGGGCGTTGCCTGAACCTCTCCACCATCCGCAAATGCGAGGAGGTCCCCAACTCCTACATTCTCGCCATCGGCAAGAATCAGGTATGATTCGTCACCAGACTTGAACACACGGTACAGCACCCTGTCCCCTGCGCCATAGTCATCGGCAACGCCGTTGCCCTGAAGATAGTCCTCAATTGCCACGGCCTTTTCACCAACCGTGCCACCTGTGGCTTTCTTCTGGACATTCCCGGTTGAGAGAAGCTCAACCACCTGACCGGGAGTGATAGCCGCTTCCGCAACCGCTTCACTCTGCATCCCGGTCCCAATCACAATGATCGTGTTTCTTACAGGCATTTCATTTCCTCCTTCTTGTTACGATCATTCTTGTTTCAGCTGGCCTTCTGAGCCGGGCACAGGACAGGCATCTGCGGCACGCCATCGCTGGCATTGGCCGTGACTTCTGCCGGCACACGGGCCGAGAAATCCAACACTTTCTTTTCCGATCCGGACAGCGTCAGGAGTTTTTCCAGATCCTCGATGGACTTGCCCTTCAACTCCTCGTCAGAGAAGGGGCAGGCCTCGTTGGCCTTCAACTCCTTGATCATGTTCGCCTTGACCTGCTCATCCCGGGCTACAGCACGCTTGAGCGTTGCCGCCGCTTCAGGATTCTGCTTTTCAAGGTTGGCAATCACGTCCTGCACGCTTTCCTTGTTCTGTGCGGGCTCAGCATCCCCGGCTCCGGCTTCCCCTTCACCCTCGCCATCTCCGGCTCCTGCATCACCTTCACCATCTCCGTCACCCTCGGAGCCTTCCCCTGCGGCCTCACCCTCACCACCTTCTGCGGCTCCGGCTTCCCCTTCTCCCTCACCGTCACCCTCATTGGTCGTGGGTTTGTTGACCCTGTCGAACTGGTCATCACTCATATTCATGAGCAACTCCCGGTCCTCCTCACCCCAATCGCTGTTCGCAATCAGAGCATCCACCATTTGTGATCTGTCCATTGCAGACCCTCCTTTGGTTGCGGTGCCGCCCTGATTGGCGTCACCAGTTGCTTGGTTGGTTACTGGCACATAGGAAATCATTGGCTTGACCTCGGCCCGATCTCCCACCAGCTGGAGCTCATCGTTGGCGTCCAACGAATAGCCCTGCTTGAACAGCTGTGCCTTGCCGTCCTTGTCTTCAACCCCGTATATGACGTGTTTGTCGAACACATCCCGCACGAACAGGAACATGTCCTGCCCGAGATTCAGAGAAGTGGCCAAGGTGTCCCGGAGGGCCAGCCTGACATCGTCATGGCTGATCTCGTTGACCTTGAGTCCCAGCTTCTCTCCGAGGGCCGAAAACAGTTTGTTTATCCCGCTCATTTCCTGCTCTCCTTCCTGTCCATCCTCCTTCCTGTTGACTCTGGGCGTGCCTGCCCCATCTTCCCAACTGCAGGCACCCTTGTCATTAGGCAACAGGGCCAGATGATCCGGCCTGTAGTTGAATACTGTTCCGCTGAACTTCTCGCCATTCCACTCCCCCGGCTCCATGTCGCACTCGGTGAACAGGCCTGTGCTCACCTCAATATGCTGATTCTGCTCCAGCATGCTCAAGATCTCCGGGGCCACCTCCTTGCACTTCTCAATATTGATCCAGACCTCTCCGTGAAGCTTGCCTGTCTCCTCGTTGAAGTAGCAATTGAAAAGCTGACCCACCGTCTGCCGCTCCACAACATCCGGGCTATTGGCTGTGATCGGCTTGCCCATCAGATCCGGGTGGTTGACCACCACGGGCTCCCCGGCCCAGCTGTCCGGGAATTTGGACAACTCCTCAGCAGGGTAGAACACGCCATTGTGGACCCCTTCACAGATCAGGACCGTGGGGCATACCAGATAGTCCACCCCGTCAAGATCCTCCCTGCGGATCAGGTTGCTCATCAGGTGCCGGATCTGCTGGCTGTTCACCTGCATCCCCTCATCCTGATTGAACCGCAACCCATAATCCGAGTTGTTGGCCGGACCCGCAAATTGCGTATGGCAAACAGCGGCCCGTTGATCCCCATCCGGGAATTCACTTGTCATGACGCTATCCCCCATACAGCGGCTCATGAACTTCTTTTCTGACTCACCTTTTTTAGGCTTTGGCAAGGGCATTGTTTTCCCTCCTCTTGCTGAAGTCAATGCGGGCATATCCGTTGCTGTAGGCCCGGGAGCCACCGCCAACACGGCTCTCGGCCCTTGCCCGTGCAAGCTGGTTTTCACCGCCCGGGTTGCCCTTCATCATTGGCTTGTTCGTGTTCTTGCTCATTCTCCCTCCATGTAATCCGGGGTGCTCCAATTCCCCGGAGGGCTTTTCAATTCTGCTATGGCCTCCTCCAGTGTCGGGATCGGCTGAGGACCCCACGCAAAATCCGGGGTGTCCCGGGCCAACAGCCATCTCCGGGCTAGAACAACAACCACGCTGTTCTGTGTCCCGGTGTCAAACCACTCGGTGTATCCATCCCCCTTGTTTCGCATAGCCCCGAGGCCCTCAGGCATCCCCTGCTCCTCCTCCACCGGGGTCAGGACCGCTATGCCCTCATCAGCCAGTGTTTCCTTCTCGGAGATCCCCACCTCAATACCGTCAATCACGAGGGTGGCCCTGTCCTGAGCAAATATGGCTTGGAACACCGTCATTTCTTTGCTCCTCTCACATGCTTCAAATCAACGCCCCACTTGGTGGCATTCTGTCCGTTGCCCTGTCCTACCGTGGGAACATTCCGGACCTGCTTGAACGGCAACCTGCCGGCAATGAAGCTGACCTCATTTTCCCCGTCACTGTAGAACAAGCCGCCTCCCCGGCCCGGGGTGCGCTCCATAAAGTACAGCCCTGTCACCCTGTCATGAGGCACGGCCTGAATGGTAACATCCCGGTGGTTGACACTCACCTTCCGATAGATGCTTGCGCTCTCATTGGCCCCACGCACTACCTTCCCGGCCTTCATTTGGCTTATGGCAGTGGATGATTCAGTCCGGATGAGCCGGAGGACCCTGCGGCCCTTGTCATTAAACCTGAACGAGGTTTTGCCCAAAAACTCCTGCACGAAAGCGTGATATTGCGTCAGTGACTTCTCCACTGTCTCGGCCCCATACCGGGAGATGAGAGCATCATAGGATCGGGCCGCATCCTCAGCCCCTCTCCTCCAGAAGTATCCTGTCTTGAGATTGACTGTCCTGTTCTTGGCGATAAAGTATTTGTAGGCCTGAGCCTGAGAGCCCCACGTGGACCCTGCGTGTGAGTCTGTCCACGCCGCTACAACATCCATATTGCCGCCATTCTTGCTCATGTACTCCTTCATAGCCTCGACTACAGACTTGCCGTCATCAACCACGGGCTTCTTGGGCACCTTTGTCTTGGGAACATAGGGGTCAAGGTTGGCCACCTTCTTCAGTGTCTTTTCTCCCGGGGCTTGGCTGTTGAAAAACTTCCTGAGCTTCTGCCACTGCTTCAAATCGTGTTTCTGCTGAGGGGTCAGCTTGGCCTTGGGGATGGCCTCCAGCTTCAGGCCTGCCTTCCGGGCCGCTTTGATCTTGGCGGCATTGAAAGCCTGATCCCCGTTTGCCATATGATAATTGATGTTTTTGGCGGCTGTGACCATGGTGTCAAATTCACTCGACTGCGGGTGAACTGTCTTGGCTGGTCGTGTGCTCCTCCGGCCTCCCCGGAGTTTGTCCCAGATCTGCCCGTGCTCATCCACAAGGTCCACAGCCCCGGATTGCGTCTGTCTCATAGCCGTTGGGAAGCGTGCGGACACTCCGGCCTTCCGCAGTTTCATCATCTCCCGGGTCAGGTCCTCGGTGTAGGCAATGCGCCACTTGCTCTGCTTCATATCGAGGGCTTTCTCAGCGATGTCCTGCATGTTCTGCCACCGAGCCTCAACCGTCTTGCGAATGTCCTTGGGGAGATCCTTGAGCATCTTGGTCATCTTGGCTTTGGGGGTCTTGTTGATAGCCCGGGCAATCTCGTAAATGTCTGTGCCGCCGAACACGTCTGCGGCTGACTGGTTCACGGCCTTGTCCCGCATGGTCCACAACTCCATCGGGAAGTCATCAAAGTCACCAGCCTTCTTCATGGCCCCTTGCGCCCGGAAGCGCAGGCCCGATCCGTTGTCAATCCTCCAGACATTCCCGGCCTTGTCAACTATGATGTTGTCCTTCCCGAGGCCAGCCACGTCCCGGTTGCCGAGCAGGCTGTCAATGTGGAAATCCTTTTCCAGCTGTCGCAGGACCTTGTCCCGGTTTGCGGCTGAGGCCCGGGACAGATATGAGCCCAGCTCATCGCCGTCAATGAACTCGGCCAGCTTGACAGGGCCTCGGGGTGTCTGATATACCCGGAAGGCCGGGACACGCACGCCCATGGTCCTGTAGGCCGCATCCGTGACAGCCTCCTCGGTGAGGTGAGCGGCTGAGGCTCCCCGCTTCATCACAAACAAGCGGCCCTTGCTATCCTTGACCAATTCTGCGCCTGTAGAGCCACCCAGCTTGCGCACTCTGGTGACGTCTGTAACAGCCTTTGGGAAGCCTGCAGGGGCCGGGAGTTTGATTGTTTCTGCGACAGCAGGAGCCCGGGGCACCGGGGTCTCACCGAGCACAAACCGCTTGACCTCCTGCCGTGTGTAAAACTTCTTGCCGCCCGGGGAGGTGTACACCTTCATTTTGCCAGTCTTCACAACCTTTGTTTCCACTGTGAAGCCTTGTGCGAGAATGTCAGCGTCAGTATCAAACTTGATCTGCGGAGGGGCCTTCATAATCGGCTCCGGAGCCGGGGCCTTGGGTTTGGCCGGGGCCTTGGGCTTCTCAAACAGCTCAGGATACTTGGCCTGCACAGCGGCTTTCTCCTCCGGGGTCAGCGGTGTGGGGGTGACCTTCTTGGGCTTGGGCTTGGGCTTCACCGCTTTGGGCTTGGGCACCGGAGGCTTGGGGAACACCGGGGTGACCTTGAGGGGCTTGGCCTCTGTGGGGACTGCCGGCACTGGGGGCTTCACCTTCCCCTTCACAGGCTGAATCGTCACAGGCTTCCCGGTGGCCACGGCCTTGGCTTTTGCCGCCGCATCAGCGGCTTTCTTCTCTGCATAGCTTTTGGGCGTGATGGGCGTGAACTTGCTCTTCAGGGGCTTCCCGATCTTGGGGGCTCCGGGGAGTTGCTTGCCTGTCCTGTCTTCATATAGACCCCTCCGCACAAACGTGCCATCTTTACGGACATATTGCGGCCCTACTGCCTTGGCAATGTCATCCTGCGAGGGAATATGTGCTTTTTGCGGCCCAACGGCAGGAAGTGCGACACAGCGACACTGAGGGTGTAGAGGGATTAAACCTTCAATATTATCAAGTGAATAAATGCGGCCTTCCATGGATGCGCAGTCAGGACACACCCTGTCATCCCCGGCTGTGCTCCACTCGGCTTTGACCTTCACGCCTTCCACCCCAGCTTCCCTGTAGGTGTTGATTGTCGCCACGTGATGAGCCCTGATGACCTCAGTGCGTGCTATGATCCGGGCTCGGGTCAGGGAGGGGATCTTGCGCCCGAGGCTGTCCACTGTCGCCAGTGACTTCCCGGAGGCCTCAATTGTCTTGTTCAATATCTGCGCAATCTGGCGTGGGTTGCGGCCCTCGGCTATCCCTTGGGCTAGCCTGTGAGACATCAGGGCTTCCATATCATCGGTGATCCCCTTGAGATCCGTGTACATCCGGGTGTAGATCAGACCCACCTTGTCTGCGTGGAGAGGGGTGTTGAATCGTGCATCGATCCCGAGGACAGGGCCACCCTCCGGAAGCTTGGGTGGGGTGATCCCGGCTTTGATCAATTCCTGATCGGCCCTTTTGAGGCCCTGCTTGTATGCGCTGTCTATGTAGGTGTTGGCCCAAGCGACATTGCCCACGGCCTTCCGGGGAGCACCCTGCGCAATTCCAAGGATCTCCTGATTGTTCTGCCCGTGCAACCACTCCATGAAGCCTTCCACCTTCCCCGGGTCCGTGTCAAAGGCAAAGGCCTTGGGTGGCAGGGCCGCATTGGCGACTAGGGCAGAGAAGGGGGGCAGAGTTGTGCTGTTGGGAAGCTCACCTGCGGGCTCATCCCGGAGGCCCAGTGCGTCATTGGTGACGATGCTCTCCCAGATCTCAGATTTGATCAACCTGAATCTGCGGTTCATCTCTGCAACAAAGGCCCTCCGGATGCCGGCAGTGCGTGTAGGATCGGCCTGCATAGCGGCATTTAGCCGGAAATGCTTTGAACAGCCACAGGAATCAGCCGCAGAGCCACGCAGGTTGTGCTTCCTGCTGGCGTATGCCTTGCGTCTGTGGTAGGCTGTCAGGCTTGCTACACTCATGCCACCTCGGCCTCCTCTGCTTCTGCTGTTTCCTCCTCCTCGGCTAGCTGTGCGGCCTCCTCCTCCTGTGCCGCCGCTTCAGCCGCCGCAAGTGCCTCTGCATCCTGCCTCTCCTGCTCAAGCATCTCCATGACCTCCTCCATCATGGCCTCGGCCTCCTCCTCGGTGAAGCCCAAGAAGCGGGTCAGGAAGTGCATGGGCGGCACTACCACCTCGGCTCCGGATGCAACATATGCCTTCAGGGCCTCGGATCTGAGCTTGCCGATCTCGGCCTGATCCTTGTCGCTGAGTGCATCGATGTCGGGCCATACAACCGTGTAGCCCTCCTCTCCCGGGGCCTTGAGCACGCCTGCGGCCACGCACCTGTCGATGAACTGTGCCATGATCACGGGCTCTGCAAAGTCATTGCGCCGCTCGGCTACCCTGTCTGTCCAATTCTCCTTGTCCTGTGTGCTGGCCAATTCCCCTCTCTCCGATCCGGTCAGGATGCGGACAGGGATGCCTGTGGCCCCGCTGATGAGCTTCAGCTGGACATCCACGTGTTTCTCCGGGTCCTCGGCTCCCGGTGCGAGGTTTTTGGCTTTGATGCCCTTCAGCTTCAGCACCCTCCGGAGGTTGTGCACATATTCATCAATCTCATCGTTGAGTGCGTCCTCATCGTCAATCTGCGTCCCGGGCTCCATCTCCAGTGCGAGATCCTTGCTTGCTCCCCGCCAGAACATCTCTGCAGAACCACCTGCGATGAGCTCCAGATTTTCAAGCCTGTTATAGACACATTCAAGCCGGGGCACGCCCATGACGTTGCTCTCCAGCAATCCCTCGGCCACGTGTACTATCCGGGACCAGTGAACCGTCAGATCAAAACTGGCTGTCTGCCGGATGTCATCTGTCTTGGTCCCTGCCACGTTGAAATTGACGGATCTGAGCTTGTAGGTCATGGGCAGGCCATACCGCTCGGAGGTGTGGTCAGCATCCCACGTGTTCACCTCGGCATTCTTCTCGGAATAGGGTTGCATATACAGCAGTCTGCGGGAGGTCCCGGCCTGCACCTCGTTGGCCAACTCCTCCGGGGCCGAAACATCATCAAATCCGAGGAACAAAACTGCATACTTGCCAATGCCTGCCAGCTTGTCAACCCTTGTGAAATATGACCAGACGTTTATGGTGTCAGTCAGCTCATCCCAAGACTTCTCGAAAGCTGTTGTCTGGTTGGGGTCCTCTGTCTCGATCACGGAGGGCTGACCCCGCCATGTTGCGTCCGGATAGGCCGTGATTATGCGCTTGGCAATATCCTGCCGGACAAACTTGCGGTTGTAGTCATCAAATTCAAGATCCTTCTTGTAGCCGAGGGTGGCATACACGTCACGCTGACCACCATACATTTTCCCGAGGCCCCGGGCCAAGCTTGATCGAGTCAGGTTCACAGACGCCAGTGTCATAAACTTGCTCAGGGCTTCCTGCTCTTTCTTGTTGAGCGTGATGCCCCCGTTCACCTTTGTCCCGGCTGGATATTGTGTCCTCATATCATTCCTCCGCAACAAAGCAATTAGCCTTGACCTGCCCGCTGATTGCCTTGAGTTTGATTGTTACCCCGGAGGAGACACGGCCCGCAATCGGCTCCCCGGCCTCGGCCACCTCATCCATGGGGAGGATCGAGCCCCCATTATCAGGGCCCACCTGCAGGCTAGCCCCGGTGGCCACCTCCGTCAGCTGTATGACATAGCGGCCCGGGGTTGTGAGGTTGTCCACAGGGAGGTCCACGGTGACTCCTGCGCCAATCGTGATCTCCCCGGCCTGAAAGCCCGTGCCTGTTTGAGACAGCCGGATATTCTGGGCCGCCAGCCCTTGGTCCTTGATCTCACCCTTGTTAATGTTGATGGTGTCGTTCAATGTGATGTCGCTCACGTCAATCCCTCCTCTGCAACAAGCTTTCCAGCTTGAAGTATGCCGCATCATCTAGCGCAAAGCCCACCTCGGCCTCCTGCATTTCACCGAGCCCCTGCAGGCCTGTATAGTCTGCCAACCAGTTGTTCAATGTCTTCCACTCCTCCTGCCCTGCCTCCATAAAGCTGAAATTGAGCACGTCCGGCCTGCATGTCGGGGGCAAGCAGATCTCCACCTTGAGCTTTGAGGAGATCCCCCATTTGACAGTCAGGTCCTGCATGATGGCAACGGCCTGACCCGGGATCTCCACCCACTGATTGATTAGCCGGAGGAGGGTGTGGGCCTCGTGCGGTATGCCTACATATGGTGTCATCATTTCCTCCCCCATGTTCCGGCTGTTTTCTCAGCTTCCCCAAGATTGTTGAGCTTGTTGAATGCCCCGGAGCACGCATCCACCTGATCCTTGAATGCCGCTCCCGGCCCAAATGCTTCCATCTCATCCACAAAATCCTGAACCCAAGGCCCTGCGAGCAGTGCCACATTCCCGATCTCCACCTGTGCGGACAGGGGCTGGGCCCGGACAAACTTGTCACCCGTGGCTGTCTCCCGGAAGGCCGGGAAGCCCTTGAGCATGCGCACAGTGCGCTCGGCTGATTCCTTGCCGCCGCTCCCTGGCTCCTGCTCTGTCCAGATCTGCACTGTGTATGGTGCGCCGGACCTGTTCTCACGGTCCATCTCCGCAACCTGCAAGATGCGCTTTTCCCGGGACCCGTATGACCACTGGCCCTTCACAACGTCCTCAATGATGAAGTCAAAGGGGCCATCCTTCATCTTGTGCATGAGCAGGCCTGCGGTCCGGGCTCCCCGGCCCTCACTCCCGGCCTTGTCCCAATAGCGCACTGACTTCTCAATACTGCGCCGGGAGATAGCCTGTATGATCTTGAGCTCACTGACCTTCATCATCCCGCCACCTCTCGGGCTGGGCCTCTGCTGTAGCTGTCCGGCTGTGCCGTATGACCCAAGTGACCGCTCCAGCTTCTTGAGCTCAGCATCACCAAATCGGGCCGGACACAGCGGCTGGTCAGTGCGTCTGCGAGGGTCCTTGAAGCCGAGGGTGGACCGGACCCTGTTGGTGCCCTCATATCGGGCAGGCAGACAAAGGTGGTCCCATTCCTCGGCTTCCCGCTCAAGCACGTGGCCTGATAGATCCTTCTCATGTACCCTCTGCATAATGATCACATATGCACCTGTCTTCATATCGTTGAGCCGGGAGGACATTGCTTCATCCCACCAATCGAGGCAGGCCTGTCGAGTGGCCTCAGATTCACCCTGCCTGACATTGTGCGGATCATCCACCACTATTATGTCCCCACCCTCCCCGGTCAACGCTCCGTCAACGCTAGTGGCCAGCCTGTAGCCATTCTGATTGTTCTCATATCGGGTCTTGGTATTCTGATCACCTACAAGCACGAGATCCGGCTGTGCCTCATAGAGCAGGTCCTGAAACAGGGGGGAGTTGAAGAGCCTCCGGGCCTTGACGCTATCCCGGGTGCTGAGGGTCTGCGCATAGGATGCAAACAGCCACTGCCGCTCCGGGTGCTGTAGCCAATCCCAGATCGGCCAGAACACCGAGACAATCAATGACTTGCTATGGCGTGGTGGGATATTGATGAGAAGCCGCTTGACGGTCCCGGCTGAGACAGCCTCCAGATGATTGCACATAGCCTCGATATGCCAGCCCGGGACATAATCACGTTTTTCAACCACCTTCCAGAACAGCCGGACAAAGTGGCTCAGGCTCACGAGGGCCAAAGCCTTGTCTATAGGGTCAAGGGCACGCAGGGGCTTTCTCCGGGAGGGGGTGATTGTTCTTATCCTGCAAGGCCCTCCCAACGGTACACATCAGTCACATCGTGCACATGCGATGTGTGCGATGCTAGAATGTGTATTTGCGCAAAAGGGGCTAGCCGGGAGCGGTCCACATCGTTCACATCATACACATGCGATGTTATCAATGTGCTCAATGTGTACTCGGGCCAGAAGCTGGATTTTGGGGGAGGGGTCATTGATAGCATCAGTAGCATTAATGGTATTGATGTGTACTTTGCGATCATGAGGCTTTCCTCCCGGCTACCAGCTCAAGCTTTTTGCCATTCATCTCGATCACACCCCCGGAGGCCTCGGAGATCTCCTTCAGCTGTTCCAGCTTTTCCCGGCCCAGCTTGGTCAGATCGAGGACCAGCGAATGGTCATGTTTGTGGTCCACCCTTCCCTCATGAATTTGCTTCTGAATGTTCTGCCACCGATCCGGGTGCCTGTTGCATAGCCAAAAGCAGATAGCCGCCACGTCAGGTGCGAGCATTTTCTTGGTGGTCCGGACCTTGGTTGACGGCAGGGACACCTTGGCATCTCCCTTGCCCTGAGTCAGCATGATTTCCTCAACTGTGATCTCATCATATTCATAGCCGAGTGCTCGTTGCAGGAGGGACCGCTCAACATGTTCGGAATCAAACTTGTCACGGCCTCTTTTTATGGCATCCGCAAACTGTGTGTGGCGCACCATCCACTCACCAATAGTTGAAGTTGCTACACCCAGCACCTTTGCCAGCTTCCCGTTTGTGGCTCCTGTCTCTCCCACTACCCTCTCTGCTAGGTCGCATATGGCAGGGTCATAGGTTGAGGGTCTGCCTCCCTTGTTCTGCTTCTCGGGCATCTTTGTCCGTGGCATAGTCACTCTCACATTGTACATTCACTCGGGTCTCAAAACTGGCAGGAGGATAGCCCGAAAGGGCTAGTCACGGAAGATGAATTTTACCATACCACATTCTCGTAAAAGAGAAGGGTGCAACTATCTTATTGATCTTCAACGGTTTAACATGCAGTCACGAAAGCAAAAATTCAACTACGTTTTTTCTCGACTATGAGGCAAACATCCGATATACTGTTTGTCTATCGGGTGAATTGGTCTTTTCTCGGAAAGGAGAACAACGTTGCAAGTTTGTTCTCGTTTTTTAGAAAAAGTTGGTGAAATGCCGTATAAGGAAAAATGCACGAAAAAAAAGTTCAAAAAAGTTTAGTCCAACGGGCTTGGGAGAAATAGTTGAATGAAAAAAAGAATGAACTTTTTTAGTGCAATAAACTCAACAAACGGTATGATTCTAGCTCTATTCTACACCCATGACCACAAGACACACAAACAAGGAGAGAAACACAACAACAGCGGGGAAGCGTTCCGGCCTCAACGTGACGAGGCAAGAGCGGCTGGACAACCCTTCTACCGGATGCCGAAAGGACACGGCTCTGGTGGATGTTATCGGCCCAGCCAACACGGCTCAATAGCTAGAACAGGAACACTCGCCATATCAGCCGCCGATCAGAGGGGATCGGGTCGAAACAGAAAGGCTGTGAAAGTCAAGACGCTATCGGAAAGCGGAACACCCTACAGGAGAGGCTAAGCAGAAACAGCCCCGAGCCGGAGGACCGGGACCCAACCAACCCTATAGGACCGCATTCAAGCCGAGAGGGGAGCGGAAACAGAGTACAGACAAACGAAACAAGCCCAAAAGGAGTACAGACCATGAAGGCTTTTTTGAGACGCTGGCGCTTGATGCGCTGGAGGATGATCCCGGTGAGGAACATCGGTGATTGGATGAAGAAACAAGATCAACTCGCAAACATTATATGAACGCACCACGGAGCCCCGGGGGATCACCTCCGGGGCTCGGAGATTGAGCATGAAGGTTTATGCAAAACCCGCCACGGAGAACAGAGAGCAGAGGACACGTGAAACACGTTGGATGGAACCAGTCAACGCTACATGGACGATGCTTCAAAACGACACGCTGGACCCGAGGAACACCCGGGGCCGGATCGGAAGGTGGGAGCCGAGGAACAACTAACACAGGAGTACAGCCGTGAAATACTACATCAATCGCATGAACGTCACCCGGGCCGAGGTTGTTGAGGCCCTCACCGAGGAGTACATGACCCCGGAGATGAGGCTGAGGGAGTTGGAGAGGAAAGCCCGGGCCGAGGGAAGGGCTCAGACAGACCTTTACGTGGATGCCCCGGCTGGTGGTTCAGTCAGGATGATTATCACAGTTACAGCGTAACACAAAACGAGGAGTACAGACGATGACGAAAACAGAAATACAACGCAGGGCACGGATGATCAGGAAGCTCACAGGCTACAGGGCCGGATACATATGGGAAGCGCAGGGAGCCCGGGAGGAGCACGGGGAATGGGACGTCAACGGGATCTTGAATCAGGATGCCCCTTCTGAGATCATAGACAGCTGGGCCGGGGATCTCCTCACGTGGGATGATCTCCTGAAGGACCTTGTCCCCGGGATTCAGGTTGACTGCTACGTCACTGAGATCGTGGACATTCAGTATCAACACACCGAGCTGATCACAAACGTGTACTTTTGCATCGGCACCAAGGAGGATGAGGACATGGGGTGGTTCCAAGAGGTTTGCGGAGCCAAGCACATGGTCAATTTCAAGACTGGGGAAGTCACGAGAGTTTAACAGAACAGCCGGAGCCCCGGAACACCCGGGGCTCCTCAATCGAGGAGTACAGACATGAAAGGCAAAGTCACTATTTGGAAGGAATCAGACACGCTCGTGGACAGGGCCGAGATGACCTTTGAAGAGGGCAAGGCCTTGGCTATCAAGAAGGCCAAGGAGATGAGTCACCCCGGAAGGATCGCAAGCGTGGATCTGGAGTTTGCCGGGGCCGGGACCTTCCGCACGATGAAGGTTTGGGCCGATGGAGAAACATGTGAATTCTAATCAAGGAGTACAGACATGAGCAAAGCAATTCAACCGATACTATCACACCCGGGAATCAAGCCGAGGCCGAGGCCCGTGGACTTCACCGATTATGGCTGGTTTGTAGCGCAGGTTTGTCAGCTTTCAGCTGACGAGATCCGCAAGCAGATATCAGCCCGTTGCCTGTTCGCCAAGAGGACAAAGCGGATGGGGGCCGTGGGACTGGTTCAGCACGATTACAAGTTTGACGAGATGGGGCAGTTGGTAACAGACTAAACAGGAGACAGACGATGACAGTTGGTGAACTGAAAGAAGCAATTGAGGATCTGGAGCGGATGGAAGGTGAGAAGGTGTTGGACATGGAGGTCTATGCGGTGTATGACTATGGCGACCACTGCCACACGAGGGCTTTGGTTGACTTCCGGGAGGCCGAGGTGAGGGTGCCCTATGAGACAGCCTACAGCGACACCGGGAAGGCCGTGAAAATGTATCCGGAGGATGATGAAGAAGGAACAGAAGCAGTTGTATTGAGCTAACACACGAAAACAGGAGTACAGACAATGACTAATGGCGACATAACCAAGAAGATCATGAAGGTGGTAAACAACAACGATATCAGCAACGAGGATATGGCCAAGAAGGTCAGGCCGCTTCTGGGACAATTCCCGCTGTCCTCGCACAAGCTGGTCTATGATCAGGACATACAGGATCTCCCGGAGGATCGCAAAGCGGCTCTGCTGGAGGTCTGCGCTGACTCGGACAAGGAGAAAGTGGAGCGTGGGATTGAGGCAACCATGGCTGATTTCGGGGCTAGCCGGGAACAGGCCGAGGGGATGTTCAGCCTGCCTTGGGGCCGCTACACCGGAGAGGCCAAGAAGGCCCCGGCCAAGAAGGCCGCACCCAAGAAGTCAAAGCGCACAAAACACCCCGAGCCGGAAACACCCAAAAAGGAGGTCAAGAAGATGAACGGTGATTGGACAGTCAACGCTGGAGAGGGTGATGAGGTTGTACGGGTCACGGCCAATGAGCGGATTGCTCTGGACATAGCCCGCAACTATGACAGCCGGGAGGCCCAGCTGAGCGACAACTACAGCAACCTCACCGGGGCTGATCTCATCGCCAACACGGGCTGGAGCCCGCAGAAGGCCGGAGGGGTGATTCACTCGATCATCAAGAAGGGGCTTGCCTGGCAGGATAGAACAGCCGATGTCGGCAAAGACATAGTATGGCTCACGGACAAGGGTGTTCATGTCATATTCAACATCCTCGACACCGAGAAGGCCAAGCAGGGAGAAAAGGCCGAGCCGAAAAAGGAGACAACAGAGGAGTTCAACGCCCGGAGGAAAGCCGAGCACGCCAAGAGGGCCGCTGAACAGCAGGAGCAGAACCAACTCCACTGGGAGGTCCGGAAAGAGCTCAACACGCTCAGGACTGCGGTTGATGCGGGACCTATCGAGCAGGAATGGTGCGACAAGCTGAGCCTCACGATCTGCAAAGCCAAGATGATCAAGGGCTCCAAGCTTCACGAACAGCTGAGCACGGTTTGGACCTCCTCCCGGTGTGCCAACCGGGAGTTGATCAAACTCACGCTGGGACTGATCACAGGTGAAGAGTTCAGAATGTAACATACAACCCGGGCCGGGGGATCTCCTCCGGCCCACAACAGGAGATGACTCATGAGCAGTTATTTCGACCAACTCAACAATCGGGTAGTGGGGGAGGATGTGGATGGCGTCATCCATGTAGAGCAGGAAATGATCCGGGAGGTTTTACTGGTCACAGGTGATCGTGAATTCCCGGAGGATCTGCGACAGAAGGCCGTGGCCCTGATCGGAACATGGGCCGTGGAATCCAAGCTGGAGGAGTTTGTGCCGGGGATCGGGCCGAGCCCGGGTGTCAAGCATTTCAAGGTCATGGGGTACAGCCGCCTGATTCACGAGATGCACAGCCTGTTCCACGAGGTGGCCAGCAGGGAAATCAAGACCCGCTTTGGCAGGTTTGGGGACAGGCCCAACCTGACCCTGAAACAGCGGGACAACTGGATCAAGGAAACATTTGAGGACTAACAGAACAGGGGCCGGGGGATCACCTCCCGGCCCCGCCAACAGGAGGGCTAATCATGCCGAGAGTACACAGAGTTGAAAGAGCACGCAAACCCAACGCAGTAGTGACAGCACAAGACATCGAGGATGCCAAGAGCGGCAAGCGGCCTGATGCGGCCAGCTATTACCACTGGTCATTCAGGTACGGTGGCAAGCACGTCAGCAAAACCTATCCCAAGCAGAGCCAGCTCACCCAGAGTGAGTTTTTGGGGGCCATATACGGGTTGGCCGAGGATCTTGAGGCCCTGTCAGAGCAGAACAGCTTTGAGGAGATCCGGGAGGCCGTGGAGGATGCCAAGAGCACCCTTGAGGAGCAGAGGGATGAGTGCGAGAGCAAACGGGACAGCATGCCGTATCAGCTTCAAGACTCCGAGACAGGGGAGTTGCTGGAACAGCGGGGCCAGTACTGCGAGGAGATGATACAAGAGTTGGACGGCATCGAGATCCCCGGGGATGATGAGGCCCGGGAGGAGGTCCTGCCGGAGGCCGAGGCCGAGTTGCCTGACGAGGAGGACATTGAGGACCGTGAGGCATATCTGGACAATCTGGTTGAGGAAAAGCTCAACGAGAGGAAACAGCAGGTGATTGACGAGATTCAGGCTGTTGAATACCAAGGTGAATGAGGAGGTGATACACTTGAGCGTTGTAATCGGATATGTGTTGGAAGCCGCTTGTTGGTTCCAGCTGTGTATGCTGTGCCTGATCTGGGCCGCATACGCCAAGGAAAACATTGAGCGGGAAAGGGCCGAGGAGGAGGAGCCCCGGGGCATATCAGTCAGGTTGGAAAAACCATAACAGGAGGGCCTGAAATGGCTGGAGCAAAAACAAAGGTGGATCAGCACGTTTATTGGGGCGTGCCTGACTTCCCCAAAGTGGTCAAAGATGAGTTCATTTGGCTCTGCAAGATCGAGGGGAAGGACTACAAGAGGGTGTTGGCCAGTATGGTCAAGGCCTTTAACCACGAACACGGCAAGGAGATCAGGCGTGCTCGCAAAACGTAACCACACAAAATGAGGAGTACAGACATGACACAAACGCAGATGCAAACAGAGATCCTTTTCAAGGATCACGTGAACATGATCCGGGACAGGGCATGGAGTTTTCACAACACCACCGGATTGGACTATGATGAGCTGTTTTCCGAGGGTCTTGTGATCTTCATGAAGGCAGTTCAGGCTTGGGATGGCAAGCGCAAATTCAGCACGGTGTTCTACCGGATACTGAACAATGAATTCAGCACGTTCATCCGGAAGATGGATGCCTGTCCCGAGATGGAAGCCGACACCCTGCCGGCAAGGGTCCCCAACCCTCGTCAGGCCCTCCAGTGGAAGGAAAAGCTGGAGCACTTCCTGACAGGGCTATCGGGGGAAGCCCGACATGTGGCAAAGCTGGTCCTGAACGGGCCTGCGGAGGCCATTGGGATCATCGGCACGGAGCCTCCCCGGGTTGTCCGGGGGGCAATCCACCGCTATCTGGTCCGGGACCGGGGAGTGTCCCACCAGAAGGCATGGGCTGTTCTGAAGGAGTTGAGGGAGGCAATGTCATGAGCGTCAAGCTGAAGAACAGCCACACAATACAGGAGGTCCGGTACAACACGGACAGGCACACCCGAGAAAAGGACCCCGGGCTGGCTGACGTGTTTCCGGATCTGCCGGCAACGCTCCTTGGGATAGCCGAGAGGATGGTGCAGGAGGCTGTTGAGGCCTTCTGCGGCCTCCGGCCCGGGAGCGCAGAGACAGTTGACACAGTCATAACAGAGAAGGGAATCACATTCATTGGAAGGACACCCGGGGTCATCAGACGCTGGGAAGCAGATTACATTATCAACCGATAAAACCCCACTGGGGTGACCGGAACAGGAGAGTACAGACATGAGAACAAAGTATCCAACGAAAGAACAGACCAAGAAGGCCCTCAAAGAGAGGATCGCAAACGACAATCAGGTGGCGGTGGCCGGGATGCTTCTGATCCACAAGTATCAGACAGCTGACGAGCAGGCCGCTCACACGACCAAGTATGAGAATGATGTTGGCTTCAGCGGGGCTGACTCTGAATTCCTGTCGGCCATGGCTGACAAGTATTATGAGACCGGAGCCCTGACTGAGAATCAGCTCAAATATGTCAGGAAGATGATGGTCAAATATGCGGGCCAGATCCTCCTACACGGTGGGGTACAGTCAGTGCCTCTGCGTGTCATTACGAATGCCGAGCGTGCCAAGGAGAAAGAGGCATGGGCCAAGGAGCAGGCCCGGAAGCGGGGGGAGAGCACAAAGCGCAAAGTTGAGCTTGAGGGCACCACCCTCAAGATCAGCTTCCCCTATGATCCGGCCCGGGTGGCGGCTGTCAAGGCTCTGTCAGGCCGGAAGTGGGTCAACAACGGGCCGCTGGACAAGTACTGGACAGCCCCGATCTCGGTGGAGGATGTGCAGGCCCTTCAGAAGCTGGAGTGGGATGAGTTTGACCAGAAGGCCCTTGATTGGCTAGCCCAGAAAACAGCCCCAGTCAAGGAGGTCAAAGAGATCCCCGGGCTCAAGGGCACTCTGTATCCCTTCCAGCACGGAGGGGTCAGCTTCATCGAGAGCCGAGGGGGCAGGGCTCTGATAGGGGATGAGATGGGGCTCGGCAAGACGGTTCAGGCTCTGGCATGGCTCCAGCTTCACCCGGAGGCAAGGCCAGCCGTGATAGTGGTCCCGGCCTCCCTCAAGCTCAATTGGGAGCGGGAGGTGTTCAGCTGGATGACAGACACGCTTCCCATAGTCCTCAGCGGCAGGCCCAAGAGCAAAGGGGAGTACAAGCCCGGGAACAACAAGGATGTGTTCATCATCAACTATGACATCCTCCCCAACAAGCGGGAGAAACAGGGCAAGAAGCAGGTGGAGATTGCCAACACTGGTTGGGCTGATATCCTCCTCAAGCTGAAGCCCAAGGCTGTCATACTGGATGAGTGCCACTACATCAAGAACAGCAAGGCATACCGGACCAAGGATGCGAAGCGGCTCTGCAAGGCCGCAGATCACGTCATCTGCCTCTCCGGGACCCCGATCATCAACAGGCCCATCGAGATGTTCAACGCCATACAGGCTATTGAGCCGGGCATCTTCCCCAGCTTCTGGGACTATGCTCAAAGGTATTGCGGAGCAACTCACAATGGATTTGGTTGGGACTTTGGCGGGGCCCAGAATGAGGATGAACTCCACGAGAAGCTGGTCAGCACAATCATGCTCCGGAGGCTCAAGAAGGATGTGCTCAAGGATCTCCCACCAAAGGTCCGCACAGTCATCCCTCTGGAGTTGTCCAACAGGGCCGAGTATGACAAAGCCTCAGCTGACTTCATCGAGTGGCTGGGAGAGAAGGACCCGGACAAGGTTGCGGCGGCAGAGAGGGCCGAGACACTGGTGAGGATCGAGAAGCTGAAACAGCTGTGCATCAAGGGGAAGGGGAAGCAGGCTGTTGAGTGGATACGTGACTACATAGAACAGGATGGGAAGCTGGTGGTGTTCGCCACTCACAAGGCCACGATCAAGGCCCTGCAAAAACACTTCCCGGAGATCTCAGTTGTTCTGGATGGGAGCACAGCAATGAAGGACCGTCAGGCCGCTGTGGACCGCTTCCAGAAGGACCCCAAGATCAAACTGTTCCTCGGGAACATCAAAGCCGCTGGGGTGGGGCTCACCCTGACTGCGGCCTCGGCTACCTGCTTTGTGGAACTGGGATGGACTCCCGGGGAACACGATCAGGCCGAGGACCGTGTTCACAGGATCGGACAGGAAGCCGATTCAGTCAATGCCTACTATCTGGTTGCAGATGGGAGCGTGGAGACTGAGATTGCGGCCCTGCTCGATGAGAAGCGGAAGGTGCTGGCGGCTGTCCTTGACGGCGAGGAGGTTGAGGAGGCCGGGATGCTCACGGCTCTGTTGGAGCGGATGACTTCAAGCTGAGCCGAGGTGCCATGGGGAGGTTGGTCACATACAAAGACACACGACCACCTCCCCTCGCCATGCGTAGTGGCAGGGAAGTGGCATCTGCGTGATCTCTGCGCATAGCAGGATCTAGCCCAAAGTTGTATAATACCCAAAAAGGAGTACAGAATGCCGAGAACCAAGATGCCTGTGGACACGGATCTCCCGGACCCGATCCCAGCTGGAACAAAGATAGTGACCAAGTCAGGCATGCGAGGGATCGTGGACCCCACCAACAAAGAGGACAGGTGGGGGTATGATGTGTACAAGGTGTTCCTGCCCCGGCAGGAGATAAATGGATGGTGGTACCCGGACTGGGTGCTGTATTACACGAAACAGGAAATGGATGAAGCAGGAGTGGAGGTTGATATATCATGAAACAGATGTTTGTACCAAAGCAGTTCAGAGCGGCCACGCTGGCAATGATCGAGCAGGCCAATGACATAATCGAGGACTACATGCGGATGGGCTATGAGCTCACCCTGCGACAGCTGTACTATCAGTTTGTTGCCCGGGATCTCCTCCCCAACAGTGACAAAAGCTATAACAAGCTGGGGGAGACAATCTCAAATGCCAGGCTAGCCGGGATGGTGGACTGGGATGCGATCCGGGACAGGACCCGCTTCACCCGGGCTCTGACCCACTGGGATGGCCCGGGACAGATCGTGGAAGCGGCGGCAAACTCATACAGACGTGATCACTGGGAGGGCCAGACCTATTACGCAGAGGCATGGGTGGAGAAGGATGCCCTGATTGACGTGATCCAGAGGGCTTCCGAGGGAGCAGACATCACCTGCTTCTCATGCCGGGGCTATGTCAGCCAGACGGCCATGTATGAGGCCGCACGCAGATTCAAGTATCAGATCCGGGAGGACCGCAAGTGCGTCCTGTTCCACCTCGGTGACCACGATCCCTCTGGGATTGATATGACCCGGGACATACAGGACAGGCTGTCCACCTTTGGGGCTGATGTCGAGGTCCGGAGGCTAGCCCTGAACATGGATCAGGTCCAGCAGTACGGGCCACCGCCCAACCCTGCCAAGCTGACCGATTCACGCTGTGGCGACTACATTGCTGAGTACGGGTATGAAAGCTGGGAATTGGATGCGCTGGAGCCGCCAGTGCTTGTCCAGCTGATACGGGATGAGGTGGCCACGATCAAGGACCAGCCCGCATGGGATGCGGTGTTGGAGAGGGAAGCCGAGGAAAAGGAGGCCCTCAGGGAAGCCGCTGATGACATGCACGAGAGGTTTTGATGGACTTCCAGAAGCTGTGTGATCATTACAGAATAAGCACTGCCCCTCCCGGTGACAAACACCATCGGGAGGGGTGGATCAATGTCCCATGCCCCTTCTGTTCTGGCAACCCGGGGCACCACCTCGGCTACAGTGAGGACCGGGGCTCATTCTCCTGCTACAGGTGTGGGCGCAAGAAGCGGCTCAAGGCCATCATGGGGCTCCTGAACATCAGTGAGCCGGAAGCCAAACGCATCATCCGGCAGTTCAAGGGAAGGCCAACAGCCCGGGACAAAACCAAATCCAAGCCCAAGATCCGGAGAATCAGGAAGTTGATATGGCCGACAGGCACCGGACCCATGGCAGAGATCCATCACCGCTATCTCCGGGGCCGGGGCTATGACTCCAAGGCTCTGGAAAGGCTCTGGGGCCTCAAGGGAACACTCCGCACGGGCCTGTACAAATTCAGAGTGATGGCCCCTATCACCTTTGAGGATCGGCTGGTGTCCTATCAGGGCCGGGACATTACGGGCCGGAGCCCTCTCAAGTACAAGGCCTGCGCTCAGGAGAATGAGGTGCGGGATCACAAGCATTGCCTGTATGGTCTGGACAAGGTCCCGGGAGACACCGTTGTGATTGTCGAGGGGATTGCTGATGTATGGCGTCTGGGACCCGGGGCTGTGGCTACCTTTGGCATCCAGTACACCCGCCAGCAGGTGATGCTCCTGCGTGGCTTCTCGACCCAATTTGTGATGTATGACAGCGGTGATCCGCAGGCCGTGATTCAGGCCCGGAGCCTTGCCGCAGAGTTGAGTGCTTTCTCGGGCTCGGTGGAGATCCTTGAGCTGGACACTGGGGACCCGGGAGAGATGGAGCAGGAGGAGGCTGACAAGCTAATGCATGAGCTGTTACCGTAACAGAAATGCCGGCAAGCTTGTACCATAGTCGATGAGAACATATTTGACATAATTGCGAGCGGTCCCGAGGGGGCCAAATGTCACCCGGGCCTTGTGCCCAAAACCGTCTGTACTCCGGTGGCATCCCCTCGGGGCTTTAATCCTTGGCAACAGGAGGATCAAAGCGTGAATACACGCCCAATTTCACTTTCACTTTCTATGCCCCAGCCGGGGGAAGCCCTTACACGCTTTGAGGGGTTGCCCTTTTCCCGGCTCGGGGCTGTTTTTTGTTGGTATGGGGGAAGCGTATGCGATTGATTGTGCTCAACAACGGCCCAACAGCTACCGGGAGAGAGGACCCATTGCTCAGCTGGAGGGCCAAGGGCTTGTTGTGGTGGCTTCTGAACACCGCTCACAAATCTGTCAGCTCACACTCTATTGTTGAGGCCTCGATGGAGGGCCGTGATGCCAAGGATTATGCCCTCAAGGAGTTGGAGCGGCAGGGCTATCTGCGCAGGGTCCGGCTACACCGGGAAGGCCGCATTGCGGGCTGGGGATGGGTCGTGTTTACCGCTCCAACCCGGATGACTCACGAGGAGGTTGCCGAGGTTGCGAGTGGGAAGGTGTTTGGGACCCCACAAGAGACAAAGAAAAGTACACAAAAGAAAGAGAGAAAAAAAGATATATTCTCTGACCCTCTGGATAACCAGATTCTGGAAAGTCAGGAAGTGGATGTAAAATCAAGCGTTTCAGTGTCTCCACCTTCTCTCAAGGACCGCACGGCCCGTTTTGTCCCATACGCAAAAAAGCTGGCCTATGTTATCAAACAGGCCAAAAACATCAAGACCTCTCCCCAGAGGCTTCAAGCTTGGGCAAACGAGATCCGGAAGCTACACGAGGTGGATGGGGTCTCAACCCGGAGGATCAAGCAGGCCATTATCTGGTACCGCAAGAATATTGGCGGCCAGTATGTGCCAGTGGTTGAATCCGGGGAGAGCCTGAGAAACAAGTTTGTGAGACTGGAAGATGCCATGGCCCGGGCCGGGGATGATCAGCCAGATGAAGAGGATGGATTCAGGATTGGAGGGATCAAGATATGAGCGTGGTGAGAGGATGGACGTGTCAGGACTGTTTGAGGAAATACCGGGATGGGGACAAGACAACCTTCCCCATCACCATATACCCCAACCCCGCAGACATACACTGCAAGGGGAAGCCAGCCTGTGTACAGCTGGAGATCACCGAGGAGGATCAGGTGGAGTTGGGACAGGATCGGCTCCGGGACAACCTGATGAAGGACTACAGACTGATGAGCCGGGATTACACCCCAGAGTTGTTGGACAAGGTGGAGGAGATCCTGAAGGCCCATCTCATGATGGCGTGGCAGTGGGTTAACAGGGCCGTGATGGACATCGATGGCACCCACACGGTGATCCTCGACTATCCAATCAAATCCCCTTCTCTGGACGTGTACGACAATCTGACAGAGTTGATCAAATATCTCAAGAAAAAGCTGGAGAGTACAGATGGCGAGGGTGAAGCGCAAGAAGGTTGAGAACAGTGTCGAGAGGAGAATGGCCACTGGCATGATTGTCAGCACCCGGGCTCTGCGGGAGATCCAGACCCTGTACAACGAGGATCTGGTGGAGATCCCCTATGTGCGCCGGATAGCCAACTGGTGTCTGGAGTATTTCAGCCGCTATCAGAGAGCCCCGGGAAAGCACATACAGGACATATTCAACAGTCAGGTCCGCAAGGGGATGGATGAGGATGAGGCAGACCTGATCAGTGATTTCCTTGACGAGATCTCCGAGGAGTATGCCCGGGCCGATCACTTCAACGTCCCATACCTGCTGGATGAGGTGGAGGAGCGGCTCAAGGCCATCAGCCTCCAACATCTGGCCGAGGACATACAAGCCCATCTGTCCAATGGAAGCACTCTGGAGGCCGAGGGCCTGCTGGGGCAATATGACAGGATCTCCCGGCCCTCCTCCAATGGGGTCAACCCACTGGATGATCCAGAGGTGGTTCAAGCCGCTTTTGAATCCCGGGCCGAGCCCCTGTTCACTCTCCCGGGAGCCGCAGGGGATCTCCTGAATGACCAGCTGGTCCGGGGAGGCTTTCTGGGCTTCATGGGAAAGGCCAAGATTGGCAAGACAGCGATGTTGCTTGAGATGGTCCACCGGAGCCTCCTGCACCGCAACAACACAGCATTCTTCTCAGCCGGGGATGAGACACAGGAGGATATGACAGTCAGGCACCATGTACGCTTGGCAGGAAAGAGCAATCAGGGGAGGTACTGTGGGAAGCTGTGGGTGCCAGTCCTTGATTGCGAATACAACCAAGATAACACCTGCAACCGGAAGCACCGGGAGGGTGACACCGGACTGGAGGGTGCGACCTCGATGGAGGATGCCCCGGATGACTACAAGCCCTGTTCATATTGTGCCAAGCATGATCGGCCCCGCTTCCGGGGAGCCATGTGGTACAGGCGCAGAGATCCCGTGACCCCTCTGACATGGAGAGAGGGGCTCAAGATCGGCCAGAGGTTTATGAAGCGGCTGAAGGGCCGTCAGTTCAAGCTTGTGACCACTCCCAACAGCACTCTGACAGTACAGGATATTGAGGCCCATCTGGATGCTTGGGAGCACTTTGATGGATGGGTCCCGGATGTCATTGTGATTGACTATGCGGACATCATGGCCCCGGAGCCCGAGGACCGCAGGAAGGATACCCGGGACCAACAGAATGGGACGTGGAAAGCCCTGCGCAGACTATCCCAGAAGCGGCATGTGCTGGTCATCACGGCTACCCAAGCGGATGCTGAAAGCTATGACACAGCCAGACTCAAGCTCAAAAACTTCTCTGAGTGCCGGCAGAAGTATGATCACGTGACCGGGATGCTGGGGCTCAACCAGACTGATGAAGAGAAGCGGCGTGGCATCATGAGAGTGGGTTGGATGCTCCTGCGCCACGGTGAGTTTGACCCGAGCCGGATGACTGTCTTGCTCCAATGTCTCCAACAGGGCAGGCCGCTGATCGGATCTTTTCCCCTGCGGTTCAAGAAGAAAGACAAAAAGGCATAGCAGGATTGGATGGATCATTGTATAGTAGGTTGGATATGTTAAGTTGTTTGACAATTGAGTAGGTGAGCCAAGGTTGCTAACCAAGTGAAAGGAGGAAAACCATGGCCAGAAAGACAACGACAGAGGGTGACGAGGGGATCCAGACCGAGAGACTGATTGCGGCGGCACGGGACATGAACACCGTGATGGGCCTCGATCCGGCTATTGGCACGGATGACGAGGGCAATGATATCATTGAAGATTTGCCCGATGAGGACCTGACAGCCGCTATCAAGAATGAGGCTGACGAGGTACTGGCGAAAGACAAACTTGAGGATGACACGTGGGCAGTCCTTGAGGAATTGGGCGTGGCTGAGAAGGCCATAGCCGAGCGCAACAAGAAAGCCCCGGCAAAGGAGGAGAAAGTGGCAGACAAAAAGAAAGCCGCAAAAGACAAGAAGGCTCCCGCCAAGGGCAAGGACAAGAAAGCCCCGGCCAAGGAGGAGAAAAAGGCAAAGGCTCCCAAGAAGGAAAGCAAGCCCAAGGAGCCCAAGGGACCCCGCTACAGCAGAGCCCGGGCCGTGGCCGATGCGCTGGGCAAGGTCAAAAAGACCTTCACCGTGCAGGAGTTGGCTGAGAAGGCTGATGAGCTGTACAAGGACGTCACTGGCGGGTCCAACGTCAAGGAGGCCCTTGCGGTTGCCAAGATCGCAGTGGGTGTCCTCGATCAGCTGGGCACGATTCAGGCCGCTGAGGAAAAGAACACCTACACCAAGGCATAATCATGTCTTGGGTCCGGTGCGCTGACTACAAGCGGGACACGCTTCAGAGCATCCCCGATCACATCTGGTCGGGGATGCCTGACGTGTCGGGCAAGCGGGTGTTCATAAAGCCCAATTTGGTCTGTCCCCCTACCCGTTGGGACAAGGCCTCCACCACATCGGTGAACGTGGTCCGGCTCGTGATCGAGCGGCTACAGGATGCCGGGGCCTCCTCCATCGTTGTAGGTGACTGCGGCTTCAAGGATCAGTGGGATGCCACGCTGGAGATCTCCGGCTATGGCAAGCTGTCCAAGCAGTACGGGGTGGAGTTGATCGGCCTCCAGTGCGGCCCCAATTTTCACCGCTTCACCCTCCACCGTCTGAACAAGGGTGAATACATGTCTTTGTATGGGGCCAAAATATCCGATTTTGTATTGGGGTGCGACACTGTTTTCAACCTGCCCAAGCTCAAGGTCCACTCCATGGCTCTGGTCACCGGGGCTATCAAGAACATGATGGGCACGATGGCCCAGAAGGGCTCCATGCATCCCAAGGCCAATATCAAGATCCTTCACAAGCGGCTCCGGGACCTGTACTACATCATGAGCCCTCTGGTTGGATTTGTCCTGATGGATGGGGTCTATGGATCGGAGTACACCGAGCAATACGGGGTCCCGGTTCACTCGGGTCTGCTCATATCCGGGACAGACATGTGGGAGGTGGATTGTCTGGCGGCTTCTGCCATGGATATCTGCCACGAGGATGTGCCCTATTTGACGTACATAGGCAGGGACAAGGCTATAGACAGCCCTGACCTGATCGATGAATCTGCTGTCATCTCGTATGAAAGGCCGTTGGCATGGCGAAAGACAAAGTGAATATCAGCAAGGCCAAGTTTGGTTCCATTGTAGGATGGCGGGGGGATAGCCTCTGCTGTCCACAGGCTTTCGGGGGAGATTGCTATGGGGGATGCAGTTGCGGGTGTTGGTGGTGCTTCTGTCGGGAGATGGAGGAGGAGATGTTCACCAAATACTACACTGGCTGGCACCGGGATCTCGTCAGGCCAGCTAGCCCGGAGGACTTCAAAAAGCTGTTCGACAAAATGCACTCTGACAAGCCCACCAAGAATTGGGAAGTCAAGTGCCTCCGGGAGGGCCTGCCCTTCAACATGGGCTCCAAGGCCGAGACATTCTGTTTGGAGGACCTGAATGACAGTGTAGTGATCCCAATTCTGGAGTTGTTCCGGGAGGCCGGGGTGCCTCTGATCCTTGAGACCAAAACCCATTATGTGGGGCTGGAGCGGTACATGGACGTGCTCAAGGATCTCGACTGCGCCGTGATCGTGGCAATCATGGGAGGATCGGACACGCTCAACTACAAGCTGGAGCCCGGGGTGCCTATGGCCTCGGCTCGGTGGTATCTCGTGGAACAGCTGAACAAGCGGGGGATCTGGACCGGGGTGCGGTGGGAGCCTGTCATGGCCACCATCAACGACAAGCAGGCCATGTTTGAGCAATACGCTGAGATGTGTGTCAGGACCGGGGCCAAGCATGCCTCCATATTCAACTACAGGACCAGCCTGCCTCGGAGGGGCCAAGAGGAGTTTGAGAAGCGTGGCATCAACTACATCAGGATGCTGGAGGGCAATCTGGATGAGAAGTGGCGGCCCAAGGGACAGGCCCTGATCCAAGCCCTCAAGGACCGGGGTGTCAAAGTGTCCTCCCCTGACTTTGTGAACTTCCCCTTTGGGAATGCGTGCGAAAGCTGTTGTGGGGTAGATGGGCTGTTCAAGCCCTATCAGTTCACCTTTCAGCACGCCTGCAAACGGATCGAGGAGGAGGGCTCAGTGTGCTGGGATGATATGGAGGAGATCACCTTCAGAGAGCCCAAGGCCTATGAGCGGATGAAGGAGCACTGGAATGGCGGGGGGCAGTACTATTCACTGGACGACAGCCCCGAGATCAAGGTGCTGGACCGGGACAAGCAGGGCATGAAGATATATGGCAGGAAAAACCCAGAGGAAAAGGAGGGGCTGATATGGTAGCAGATGAGCATTGGATGTTGGGGCCACACAGATTGTCCTTCATCCCGGAGGACACACTGGAGATGAAGGCCGTGCCTGCGGCTCATGTAATCGAGTTGGTGGGGAAGGCTTGGCCGGGGGAGGCCGTGTTCATATCCCGGAAGCCCATCAATCATGAGGCTCAATTGATACACAAGGAGACATGCGAGGTCATAGCCTCGTGGGGCTCCAACCGGGAGGCCTTCATACAGCTGTGGGAGGATGCCCGGGAGGGGAGGCCCCTGCTTCACTCTGAGAGCCTCCGGGTGGCGCAGTTTGGCGATTACAGGAAGGCCCAGCTGGCCTTGTTGGAGGACAAGATCAATCACATACTGGCCGAGGGCCGGGAGTGGTTATTGGAGGGTGAAATGTTCCAGCTGACGCAGTCAGGGGTGGAGCTCAAAATGGTGATCAAAGAAGATGAAGCACCCGTGCCCTCTTCATGACACGCTAACATGCCGCTTGACCATCCTCGGATATCATCTGAGGGTGCTCAAGTTGGCTATCCGGGAGGAGTTGCCGAGATGGCTGAGATGGATTATTGGACGCTGAGAAAGAATGTCAGCAAGATCGTGCCCCGCATGACACAGCTATTCCGGGAGCGCAAGAAGGTCCGGGCTGTCAGAGAGAAGGGCCGCAAGAGCGGCTACAAGCAGTACAATCTCCGGACCCGGGAGTGGGTCAAACAGGAGCGGCTACTGAACACCGAGGAGGTCAACAGCTTTGCGGAGATCTCTGTCAGGGCTCAGGCCTGTCCGATGCCCCTCAACCTCGATGTCTGGGATGGACTGATCTGTCCATTTGCTTGTAAGTATTGCTATGCCAATGCCTTCCGGGCTAGCCTGTACACGGCCTTTTTCGACAACAGCAAGACAATGGGCTTCCGGCACTGCAACCCAAGCTATTACAAGGGTGAGCTGGACAAGCTGATGAAGCACCGGGGGAAGGACCCGCAGAGCGTGCCACAGGACGTGCCCCGGGCTATCGCAATGGAGATCCCCATGAGGCTCGGGATCAGGTTTGAAGACTTCCTGCGCAATGAGGAAAAGGAGGGGATCAGCTTGGAGTTGTTGCGCTATCTAGCCCAAGAGGACTATCCAGTGATGATCAATACCAAATCGGATCTCGTGGGCCATGAGGACTATCTGGAGGCACTGGGCTCCAACGAGGGGAGGACAGCTGTCCACGTCACGGTGATCTCCTCCAATGACCAGATCCTCAAGACACTGGAGCCGGGAGCCCCGCCATTTGACAAGCGGGTGGAAGCCTGCGAAAGGCTGGCCGGGGCCGGGGTGCGACCTGTGGCCCGGATCGAGCCATATTTGGTGTTCCTGTGCGACAGCCCGGATGAGGTGGAGGAGTACATGGAGAGGATGTGGGAGGCCGGGGTGCGGCATATCACGTTTGATACATACAGCTACACCGCTCACAACCCGGGGATCAGACAGGACTTCATCAACTGCGGGGTGGACTTTGAGCGGCTGTTTCTGCTGGGGTGCGACAGTCAGGGCCTCGGGAGCCTCCTGCTGGGCAAGTTTATGGAGTTGTTCCGGGAGAGGGGCTTCAGCTGTAGCACTTTCGATATTGGCAATGCGGCCTCCAATTCCCAGACCATCTGCTGTGAGGTTGGGGACTGGTTTCAGGGGGGATGGAATTATGGGTGCACGGTCATAGCGGCCCGATTCATCAAGAGCCGGGGAACACAGCCCACCCGCTGGAAGGATTTTGTTGAGCATGTCGAGGAGCATGGGGGCTTCCTGAGTGAGGCCCTGAGGATGGACGTTCACAGGCTCTGGAATGTCGAGGGCAACGAGGCCTATGCCTCCAACTGGTGTCAGGGGATCGAGCCTGTGGGGGCCGATGAGGATGGGATTGTCTGGCACTATCTGGAGGGGGATGACTTCCGGGAGCGGCTATTGGAGGAGTGTTTATGAGTGAGGACCTGAAAGACATCAGTGACGGAATGAAGGTGGATTTCACCGAGTGCGCTGAGTGCGCCGCAAAGCCCGGGACCCCTTCCCTGTGTCCCAGCTGTATCGCCAACCGGGACATGATCTACACCCTCAAGGAGGCCGTGGTCAAGGGCTCCAAGGCCCTGCGCTTCATAGCCGGGGTGCTGGAGGAGGGAACAGCCCGGGGAAGGCCAATGGACCTGATCCTGAAAGGTGACTGGGACAAGTGGTGGGAAAAGGTCAAGGCCTTCCGGGATATCATGGAGGGCCTACACCGATGATAACAGACACTTCCAAGATGCCGTTTGGCAAGTACAGAGGCACCCCCATGTCCGAGGTCCCGGACAGCTACCTTGTTTGGTTCTATGGGCAGGATGATGCCAAGGCTAGCCAGCCCGAGGTCTATCAGTACATTGTGGACAACGCCCATCTGTTCCCGGATCTGATCTTGAGGAGGGAGGACCGATGAGCCAAGGAACAGCCTGCCAGTGTCCTGAGAGAGAAAAGCCCGTCAAGGAGAGGGCTTGGGTGGTCTGGATGCGGAGATGCAACTACAGTGCTTTCAACGGCTACCATTACACCCCCAGCGACTATTCCGCTGTCAAGTGTAGGGCTTGCGGAGCCAACTGGAGGACCAATGCTCAGTTTGTGGATGATTTGAAAGATGGAGAATTGAGATGAGCGGTGGATCTTTTGACTATTTGTGTCACAAGGAATTGGACTATTTCATGTGTACAGAGCGGGGTCTGGATGAGATGATTTGCGCTCTGGCAGAGTTGGGATATGCTGAGGATGCGGCTGTTGCCACCCAGCAATTCCTTCTGGACCTCCGGAAGGCCAAAGTCAGGCTGGAAGCATCCCTGTCTGATCTCCAGCCCGTATGGAAAGCAATTGAGTGGTGGAAGTCATGCGACACTTCCGAGGATGCGTTCAAGAAAGCACTAGCAAAGTGGAGAGGAGAAACAGATGAGTCAAGTGAGTAACAGGGTGGAGGAGATCTTTGCCCACGCAGTGGCGATGGATCAGGCCGGGAGGCTCCGCAGTACCATTTACGTGATTGACCGGGAGGTGTACATCATCAATCAGGACAACACGGTGTTCCTGCGGTTCAAGCTCAGGGAGAGTGAGAAGCCCTTTGAGGAGCCTGTCAGCTTCCGGGCCAATGACTATGACTCCCGGGCCTTCCGGGAGGAGGGTGGCAAGATTGTGTTTGAGACTGAGGCCAATGGCTTCATCCGGACCAAGACCTGCGGCACCCCAGACGCTGACCCGGAGGAGATCCGGGACATGTTCAAGAAGTTCAAGCCCGTCAAGGTCAACAAGGTCAAGCTGAGCCGGGACATCCTCCCACTTCTGGAGGAGGGCCTGAGCCACATCGAGATCCGGGCCGAGGAGGGGGAGATCAAGTTTGTTCAGCGCAACATCTACTCGGGTGCGGTGATCGAGATCTCCCGGGCCGTTGACACTGGGGCTCTGGGGGTGGACAACCCCGATGAACTGGAGGAGGACTTTGGGCCGCTCGGCCTGCGCACAGGTGACTTCTCGGCCCTGTTTGCGTTCAATGATAATCTGGTGTTCACCTTCCCACCCGAGGGGCAAGGTGACTACTGTTGTGTGAGAAGCAGGGACCCCAAAATGGCCATGGATGGGGTAGTGGCTTGTTGTGTGTATGATGAGCTGGGCCAGATCTCGGAGGTGAGTGATGGGAGGAAAGAGCAGAAAAAGCGGGGGAGTCAGCAAGGCTCTGATAAACAAACTGTCAAAGGGAAAGAACAAGTGCGGAAGCGGGTGCGCACCAAGTAACAAACAGAAGCGGGGGAAGGGATTTGATCTGCTATCTGAACAATCTGAAGGCGCAGGGGATTGACCCCAATTTCTGGTGCTCGGAGGAGTATGCCGGCAAGGCAGGCCTGATTGAGCGCAAGATCCGGGATGGCGGGACC